GAAGATCAAGCAGGGGCCGTCGACCATTGCATGCCAGATGCTGCTCAATCCGGCAGCTGGCAACGAGGCGATGTTCCGCAAGGAGTGGTTGCAGTTCAGCGACATCAGGCCGGCCACGCTCAACGTGTACATCATGGTCGACCCGGCGCACAGCAAGAAGAAGGGCAGCGACAACACGGCTATGGCAGTCATCGGCGTGGACGCTGGCAGCAACAAGTACCTGCTGGACGGCTACCGCCACAAGATGGGTCTGAAAGAGCGGTGGGAAGCCCTGTACGGCCTGGTCAAGCTGTGGCGCAACGTGCCCGGCGTGCAAATGGTCAAGGCCGGCTACGAGCGGTACGGCATGCAGGCCGACCTCGAGTATTTCGAGGAAAAGATGCTGGCCGCCAACGACTCATTCCAGATCCACGAACTGAACTGGACCAGCGATGGCAATCAGGCCAAGGACGACCGCGTGCAGCGCCTGCAGCCCGACTTTGCCGCCAAGAAGTTCTTCCTGCCCATGCTGTGCCAGCGCAAGGTGCCGCTGCTGGACAAGCAGGGCGATGCGGTGATGGACGTCGACGGTCAGCCGATGACGACCTCTGAGCCCTACGAGACCAGCAATCAAAAGAAGATGCGCGACCAGGGCCAGGCCTTTCGGATCTTCACACCAGCCAGGCGCAGGGATCACGAGGGCAACGTGTATTCGCTCAACAAGGGCTTCTTGGAAGAGTACCTGACCTACCCTTTTTCGGCCAAGAAAGACCTGATCGACGCAACGTCGCGGCTGTATGACATGGAGCCATTGCCCCCGGTAATCGTTGACGAACGCATGCTCGAACCCGAAACTTTTGCCGATTGATAGAGGACACCATGAAACTGAGTGACATAGAACGCGTGCTGGACTTGCAAGTTCAACTTGGCAAGAGTCATCGAGTCATTGCTGTATTGGAGCGCTACGAGGGCGACCACATCAAGGTCATTGCGCATCTGGACCTGCTCGTGGAGGACTACGGGCGAGGCCGCCCACCATGGGAGGTGCCTTCGGTGCCAAAAGCGAATCTTTTGCAACAAGCCATTGCAAAGCAAGAAGAAATATTTGCGAGTTTGGAAGCGCTTGGCGTCAGCCGAAATTGAGGACCAACCATGCCAACACCTGCCCTGAAGCCCCATGAAATCGTTCGCACCAGTGAGCGCCTGTGGTCAGCCGAGGTCGGCATTGCCGAGGCAGATTCCGTGGTGCAGCCGTACCCAACGGTCTACCGATTCAGCTCTGGCCGCGAGTACGTCGAGAAGGTGCCTGCATATGCAAGACCTCCCGAGTGACCCACGCTACGACGAGTTGCCCGAGCCGTGCAAGGCGATCGTGACGCCCGGGGAGTGGGCTTGGCTCAGTGACTCCGAGAAGATCAGATTTGTGCAGACCCAAACAGAGCCAGACCCAGAACCATGACTCAAGAAATCGTCACCGACAACCCGCAAGGATCCGCCAACGACATCGTCATGTCCAAGGAAATGGCCGAGGCACTGCATGGCGCATACCCAGGCCATATGTGGGCGGTCGCCTGCGACGGTGAGATTGGATTTGCCGACGTGCGCAACCTGGCGTTGTCCGGTAACTGGGGGTTCAGGATCAAGCTCACCGAGATCTACAGCGGGTCTGACTTCAAGCGCCGAGTGGTGATGGCCGGCGGCGAGATGCTTGAGCGCTACCGCATGCGCAGAGGCAGATTCAACGCCGCCGAGTACAGCGACATCCCGGTTGACAGCGCCGGGTATCTGAGGGCCGACAAATGAACGAAACCGCACCCGACAAGTTCCTAACGATGGCGCGTGACGCGTTCACATCGTCCACAACCTACTTTGACTCGTCCATCCGCACGCAGATCGAGGCAGCACTGAGGCAGTTCCAAGGTGTGCACCCCACGAACAGCAAGTACCACTCAGACGCATACAAGGCGCGGTCCCGACTGTTCCGGCCCAAGACCCGCGCGACGATCCGAAAGAACGAAGCATCGGCGGCAGAGGCGTTTTTCGCTACATCGGACGTGGTCACGGTCACGCCCGAGGACAGCGACAACCCAAAGAATCGCGCATCGGCACAGGTCAAGCATGCGCTGCTCAATTACCGGCTCAAGAAGAGCATCCCCTGGTTCCTGACCCTGATCGGCGCGTACCAGGACGCACAGACCGTGGGCGTGTGCATATCGCACCAATACTGGCGGTTTGATGCCAAGCGCAAGATCGACAAGCCCTGCATCGACCTGATACCGACCGAGAACTTTCGCATCCACCCCGGAGCGAAGTGGGACGACCCGATCGGCTCGAGCGCATACGTGATCCACATGCTCCCGATGATGGTGATGGACGTGCGAAAGCGCATGACCAACGAGGACCCAACGACCGGGCAGCCCCGGTGGAAGACGCTGGCCGACTCCGGCATCGACCTGATACCGACCGAGAACTTTCGCATCCACCCGGCGTCCAGTTGGTCTGACCCGATCAATTCAAGCCCGTACAACATCCACATGTTGCCCATGCTGGTGATGGACGTTCGAAAGCGCATGGAAAACCCTGACCCAACCACCGGGCAACCGCGATGGACAAAACTTGCGGAGGCGCAGATCCTGGCCGCGCAGAACAGCTACTCGGACAGCACACGCCAGACGCGTGAGCGAAACCGGCAGGACAGCACAGAGCAGCGATCAGCCATCAACGAGTTTGCAACCGTGTGGGTGCATCGCAACATCATGGAAATCGACGGCGTCGACATGATCTGGTACACGCTGGGCACTATGTCGACGCTCAGTCAGCCGGTACCGCTGGAGTCGCACTACTGGCACGGTCGGCGCCCCTACGTCATGGGGTTGTGCATCTTGGAGACACACAAGCTGTACCCGGACGGCATCCCTGGCATCACAAAGGACACCCAGGCCGAGATCAACGAGGTGGCCAACCAGCGCATCGACAACGTCAAGTTTGCGATGAACAGGCCAACCAGCGCATCGACAACGTCAAGTTTGCGATGAACAAGCGCTACTTCGTGCAGCGCGGCAGGCAGGTCGACATCCGCAGCCTGACACGCAATGTGCCCTCCAGCGTGACGATGATGAACGATCCCGAGAAGGACGTGAAGGTGCTCGACACGCCCGACGTCACCAGTTCGGCCTACTCCGAGCAGGACCGGCTCAATCTTGACTTCGATGATGTGGCCGGCGCGTTCTCTCAGTCCTCGGTGCAGTCCAACCGCAATCTCAATGAGACCGTGGGCGGCATGCAGATGATGAACAGCGCCACCAACCAAGTCGGTGCCTACCAGCTGCGCGCGTTCGTGGAGACATGGGTCGAGCCCGTTTTGCACCAACTACTGCTGCTGGAGGGAAAGTACGAGACCGATGAGGCGATCATCCGCCTGGCCAGCAAAGCGGCAAAACTGGAGCGAGACTTCGCCATGGAGGCGGCAAACGAGGGGTTCATCGACGAGTTGCTTGAGATGGACATCACGCTCAATGTCAACGTGGGCACCGGGTCAACCAACCCGCTGGACCAGGTCAAAACGTTCCTGGAGGCGATGCGATCGCTCAAGGACCTGCTGGCCGACGGTGTGCTGGAGCGCTTCGGGCTGGATGTGTCAGAGGTGATCAAGGAACTGTTCGGCAAGCTGGGCTACCGCGACGGCGACCGGTTCTTCGACACCGAGACAGAGGACCCGAGCCTGACAAACGCCAAGGCCACGATCACAGAACTGCAAAAGCAACTGGAGCAAAAGGTGAGCCCGGAGATGGTGGCAGCGCAGGTGCGCAAACTCGACGCGGAGATCGAGACATTGGCCGCCAAGACCAAGGACACGATCTCGTCGGCGTTCAAGAAGAACGTCGAGGCCATGTTTGCGTCCGGTCAATTCGCACAGATGCTGGCAAGCGTTCCCCAGATCGCGCCAGTGGCAGACGCCATTGTCATGGCCGGCGGCTACCAGGCGCCCACGCCAGCGGGCATCGATCCCAACTTCCCAGCCATCGAGGCACCGGCGCCCGGCCTGACGCAAAACAGCGTGAAGGACCCGCGTACCGGTGTCGAGTTCATGCCCGGCGGTGCGGTGGCGGGCGACACAACGCCGCTGACGCCCATGGCCCCGATTGCCCCTGCGTCGGGCGTTGAAGGTGCCAACCAGGGCATCGAAACCGTGCGGGCCGACTCATGAGCGAAGAGAGCGAGTTGGCCGAGGTCAGGGCGCGTGTGTCGTTCGGTCTCGATGTGCAGCAATTCATGGGCGGATCTATCGGCAGGCACCTTGCCGGTAGGGCCAACAACGACATTGAGTCGGCCAAGGACGCGCTGCTGACCGTGGATCCGGAGGACGCCCGGGCCGTGCGCCAACACCAGAACCAGGGCGCAGTCGCTGCGATGTTCCTGCAGTGGCTGGGCGAGGCGGTGACGGCGGGCGAGCAGGCAGAGGCCGAATGGATGGCCCGCGAGGGATGATTTTTCAACCAGGAGTAGATGACATGGCAACCACCGAGAAGACCGACGACACCCAAACCACGGGCGCACCTGATGACCAGGCCGCCGAGCAGAAGATCTCCCCGCGCATGGCCGCGATGGACGCCATCCGCGTCAAGCGCGACGACGATGAGGGCGCAGACGAAGACGTCGAGCAAATCGAGCAGCCGGTAGCCAAGCCGCGAAAGGCCGTAGTCGATGAGGACGATGAGGTGCAAGCGCAGCTGGAGGACGAGCCGCAGCTGCTTGAGCATCCCGACAAGGTGCGCGTCAAGGTCAAGGTGGACGGAGTCGAGTCCGAGGTGACGGTGGCCGAGGCCATACGCAACTATCAAAAGCAGGTAGCCGCCGACCGGCGCCTGGCCGAGGCAAACCAAATACTTGCGCAGGCACGCGCTTTGCCCCCGGCGAAGGTAGACAACACGCAAGGCGGTGAGGACACTGCCCAGCAACCGGACCCAAACGGGGACGGCTTGAGTGCGAAGACCTTCATCGCATCCCTGTTTGAGGGAGATGAAGAGAAGGCGATAGCTGCACTGCAGAAGTTCGTAGGCGAGGGGCGGAGCAAGTCTCCCACCCTGGACCTCGATCAGATTGCGGATCAGTTGACGCCAGTGCTCAGGCAGCGATTAGTTGACGCGAGTGCATTGGAGAAGTTTCAGGACGCTAACCCCGACCTGGCCGACGACCCATACCTCACGGACTTGACGAATCGGCATATCGAGGAAGCGATGGCTGGCGGAACGCCATACCAAGACGCACTCGGGGCCGGCGCGAAAAGGACGCGGGAATGGATGGTCAGTATGGGGATCAAGCCCGCTGCGACTCCGAATCCGACCACATCCCGCAACGAAAAGCTGGAACGCAAGGGGAAGATGGACAACATCAACTCTTTGAACAAGACGGCGACCACGACCCAGGAGCCAGTGCAGACGACGAGCGATGTGCTCGCAGAGATGCGCAAGTCCAGGGGGATGGAAGTCTGAAGCCAACTTTTTTGTGAAGGATTTATCATGCCAGGTCAAATTTGGGTAACGAGCAGCTTGGGCGGGTTCATGTACTCGGACCAGCTCTCGAAGGTATTGCGTTATGCGGTGCAGCCGACGGTGAAATTCCGCCAGTTCGCCGACATCAAGGACGCAGCGGTTCAGGGCAAGGGCAAGGGCGACACATTCCACTGGAACGTGTACAGCGACGTTGCGACTCGTGGCGCGGCACTGGTGGAAACCAACGTCATGCCTGAGACCAACTTCACCATCACGCAAGGCACGATGACGATCACCGAGTACGGCAACTCTGTTCCGTACACCGGAAAGCTTGACGACCTGTCCGAGCATCCGGTCAAGGAGATCATCAACAAGGTTCTGAAGACCGATGCCAAGAAGGCGTTCGACATTGCAGCCTGGACGCAGTTCAATGCGACCAAACTGCGCGCCGTTCCTACTGGCGGCACCAGCACCAATGCAGTGACACTGACGACCGACGGCACGGCAACGCTGACCAACAACGTGGCCATGGGCAAGGAACACGTCAAGGACATCGTTGACAAGATGAAGGAGCGCAACATCCCCCCGTACATGGGTGATGACTACATCTCCATCAGCCACCCGTCGACATTCCGTCCGTTCAAGAACGAACTGGAAACCCTGCACCAGTACACGGACTCTGGTTTTCAGATGATCCTGAACGGTGAAATGGGCCGGTACGAGAACACCCGGTTCGTCGAGCAGACCTCGATCCCCAAGGGCGGCGCGGCCAACTCTGGCTCGTTCGCTCCGTTGACCGATACGGCGGACGCATGGGACAACGCAAAGTCGTCCTGGGCGTTCTGGTTCGGCGCCGATACGGTGGCCGAGGGAATTGCCTGCCCCGAGGAAATGCGAGGCAAGATCCCCTCCGACTTCGGTCGCTCGCGCGGGATCGCCTGGTACTACCTTGGCGGCTTTGGCCTGGTCCACACGGTCGCTGCGCAGTCGCGGATCGTGAAGTGGGACTCGGCGGCTTGACGTGACCCCATTGCCCTTCGGGCCGCGTGCTCGGAGGGCTTCATGACCTACCAATCAAGGAGCCAATCATGGCATACGATGACCCAGATTATTTGGTCCGCCGCGAGGTAGACCGCATCACTATTGCTGGAGCCACTACCGAGGGCGCCAAGTTCCGATCCTTCCAGGCCATGCGGCTGAAAAAGGTCCATGCCGCAGTCATCACTGCTGGCACTGCAACGACTCACGGCTACAACGTGTTCCACGGCACCACGTCGGTCGGCGCGATTGCCTTGAGCACTTCGGCTGCCGGCGTGTCCGCCAGTTCTGCGCTGCTCAATCTCGACATTGCGGCAATGGCGCAGGTGTCCGTCAAGTCGCTGGCCGATGCGACAGGTGTCGGGCACATCGTCTACGAGTACGAAGTCACCAACGACGCGGTTCAGTCGTAACCGGCCAGTTTGGTAAGAGCAGTTGCCACTTGATGCGGAGCGCCTTTTACCGGGTGCTCCGCTTTTTTCATTTTGAAGGAGAGAAATCATGGACGAAAAGAAATCTGGAATGTACAAGCCCTCTGGTGTTATTCAAGGCGACACCAAGCCACTGCCTGACCGTGGCGTGACGACTGGTGTGACCGACACCTACGGCGCGGACCTCAGCGGTGACGCGATCAACCGCCAGGGCGGCGTGGGCAACGCAGCCAAGAGCGACGGCAAGGAAGGCGCATAAGTGGGGGCCGCACTCGATAAGAGCCGGCCAAGCGGCGAGGGGAAAGTAACGTTT